TTCGGCACACATTTCAAATACAATGGGATACATTTTAATCAACTCTTCTCTAGTGTCGCCTGCCGGCATAATGTATGTCTTTTCTTTCGGAATGAGCAATTCAACACGTAACTCTTCAATTTCTTCAAGATTCTTTTCCGTGCCATCCCATACTGGTTTGTAATGATAATCTGTATGATACATTATCATTTCTTTCATTGCCGTTTTATTGAGCCGGAATTTATTATGTTGCGTAACCATTTTTTCATCCGTGATCGTGCCTTGCGGCGTAGCAACACCCACCACGGGAACACTATTGCTAAACTTAGGACTAAGACTAATAAGCCCAATAGGATAATCAGTCGCAATAAAATGTGAGCCTTCAGTTTCAATAGTGATAAGAATGTCTCTTTCATATGCAAAATGTGTCAATTCATTTACCAAAGCCGGATGCATCGTTGGCGAACCTCCAGTTAACATCATTTCTCGAATATGTGGATTTTCGTCATATATTTTTATGATGTCATTAAATGTAAATGTGCCTTTCTCCGGGTGAATAGAACTATACCAGCTATCGCACCACCCTCCGGAACCAAAATAACAACGATGCGTACATCCTGTTGTCCTAATAGCTATAGTAGGTCTACCAAAGCGAGAACCTTCGCTTTGAACACATCGATATAGTTCAATAATTGGTAATGTTTTGTTGTAATCTGTTATTCTTTTAGAAAGGGAGTTCATCGTCATCTTCTATTTTAGTTGGTACATTTAGTTGTTTAATCGCAGCGTCAAATTTAGCTTCAAGATTTTGCAATCTTTCCTGCAATTTAAGTAATTCAGACCGTCTTACTAATGGAGTTCGATCTAATTCAGGATTTGTATTATTAGCAAAATATGAATCTAAGAATGATATTGGATATATTTGTACTTGAGTGTATTCTGGACGTTGTGCTTCTTTAGGTAGCGTTCTCCATTTGATATCAATGCCTTGTTTTACAGCTTCTACCGTTACTTCTCGTCCAATATTTGTACCACCAGAGCCTTTACCTAAATACTCAAAAAGTGATACATAAGTTTCATTATTCTCCATAACTTGCTGAATTTCTTTCGTGTTCATATACTTCTACTTTAATGGCTCGTACTCTGCCTTTGGTTTCTTCTCGTAAAAAATCATTTATTGTTTTGTAAAGATATTCGGCAAATCGTTCACATCCTGTAGATTCCATAATTCTGAGTTGGATTATGCCATCTTTATCCATTTGTTTGAATGTTTCTAGATAAGGGTCATCTTGTGCTACAATCGTAGTATGATCCAATAAAAATGCAAAATACTCTTTCGGGGACATACCAGAAATTGATGTTTTTGCACGTTTCATGCCGCCAAAATCAAATACCCAGTTGCGATGATCTAAATCACCTTCAAACCATACTCGGAATGATACTGCGTAACCGTGAAGAAATTTGCAATGAGTTCCTTCTGCTCGCCATTGACGAAAACATGCTGAATAACCGTCAAATAATTTTGTTGATTTAAACTTTGCCATAACTTATTTCTTTTAATATAATTAATTGTTTATTAAATTCCAAAAAATAATGTTTAATTTTCTTTGTATTTCCATATATATCCACCGGCTGTTTTTTGATTTCCTCTGACAGCATTTGCTATCATATTTATACCAGTTTGCCGTTTAGCTTCTGCAATTGATATGTATGAGTTTATAACAATTCCATCGATTGATAATTGTATTACAGATCTAGTTGATTTAGTCTGAGTTCCAGTGCGACGCCGATTTGATTCTGATACATATAAATTTGGTTTTCCTTTTCGAGCGTTACTTATTTTTTCTCGTGCTTCTATAGAATGAGTTTTACCATACATTGGATTATTTTCACCTTGCATTCTATTTGATAAAATTTTACGATGCATATCGTGCATATTATACGGATTTTTTTGTTTTGTTTTGCTAATCTTATCTTTTACTGATTGTGGTCTTGGTTTTCCTTTTTTTGATTCACTTAATAATATTTTAATTCGTTCATATTGTCTAGCTGACATTACATGCCGTTGATGATTTTTTGATTTTCGTATAAACGAACTAGCTGCATTTACTAATTTATGCCATTCATAACTATCAATCGGATACATTTCAATTAATATCATATGAACAATAAAATGTTCTCTCGCAGTTAATAGTACTAAGTTTTCTTTTGAATTATCGCCTCCTAAACATTGAGGTACAATATGATGTCGTTCAAAATATCCGATATTTTTACTACGTGTTTGATTTTGTGCATTAGTTATAATGTTATTATAAAGTTTATGATAATCCATTGGTATCATCCTCCTTTATAATAAATATCAACCGATACATAAATCATTCATATTATTGACTTAATTTATTCGATAATTCTATATTTTTATAAAATTCTGCTCGAGCTGCAGCATCATCAGTAAATGCGCCTGACAGTTTCGATGTTTGCATTGATGCGCCTCTATGTTTAACGCCCCTACATTGAACGCAATTATGTGTTGCATTAATCATTACAGCCACTCCTAAATTACCTTCGCAGATCTGGTCTACTGCATTATGTATAGCAACTGTTAATTGTTCTTGAATTGCGCCTCTTCTACCAAAATGCTCTACGATTCTATTTAACTTGCTAAGCCCTACTACCTTGCCATCTTTTGCAGGAATATATGCAATACTAACAACGCCCATAATTGTTTCATGATGATGTGAGCACATTGATGTTACTGGTATATTACTTTCTTGCACAATGCCATCATATCCATCACTAGGAAATGCTGTGATGTCTGACATTGGATCGAATCGACCAGACCATTTTTCCATATATGCCTTTGCAACTCTGCGCGGAGTATCGGCTGAGTTAGGATCTGTTTCCCAAGCTACACCTAATGCTCTTAAGAATTCACCATAATAGAATGCAGCATCATCAATGATTGCCTGTTTTTCTTCTTGAGTTAAAGTAGCATCAGGTCCATGAATAGCTTGTTTAGTTGCTAATTGTGTTGAAATACCGTTAGCAAAACCAGATTTAACTAATTCTAAATTTTTTCTTTGTTCTTTTGTCATAACTTAATCTTATTCTTAATATAATAAAATTTATTGGGGTTTCAAAGTTTTATATAAACTTTTACATGTTCGGATCACCTGGAGTATCTATACCAGATGCATCATATTTTGTTGTATTTAATTTAACCAAATTTACCTTAATATTCCGATTACCTAAAGCCCAATTAGCAACAAGTCTATGATGTCCATCATAAATTGCCATTTCTCCATCATTGAATTGAACAACATTAATATTTGGAAGATTGTTTATATTTTCGATGATATGTTTTACTTTGTTACTTTGAATATTTGGTTGTGTTATATGAATATTTGATATATCTACGTTTTCGTTGGTACCATTTTCTTTATTTTTTTCAAAATTTTCAATTACTTCGCTCCAACCATGTTTACTTAAAGTAAATATATCTTTTATACTTTTAGCATCATTAAATAATTTGCCGGCAGGTAGTTTATCGATACGATCAAATGCTAATTCTATTGATGAATTTATTTCTTTTAATAAACTTTTTAAACGTATCATATTAATAAATATCTTTCAACGTTTTATTGCCTTTTTCATGTGCGGGTTCATACGGACAATGTCGACATCCATTTCCGCAACAGCTTCCTCTTCTTTTATGATATGATTCAGTCATTACTCGACGACCATCTTCCCAGTAAAAGTCCGTTGGAAGGAGCTTGTTTCCAAACTCCCTCACAAAGGCTTGTTGTATCCAATCTTTTGATGCTGGCTGTATCATTATTTTATCTCACATGCTCCACCTGCACAAGCTAATTCGCCTGACAAATCAGTGTTATCATCTAATTCAATAACTTTACTCAAATCTATATCAGTTAACGATTTAAGCATTTCTTCATATGTTTCTCGAGTAATGTCTTCGAAGGGCGCTTGGGTGTAGGTGCCTCCGTCATATGGCAGTACTGATAATCCATTATAATGATCTCTATTTGTCCACATCCATTCTCCTGCTAATTCCCATTCATCTGCTTTGAGTGAAACCGTTGCAGAAACATTGTGTGTATTGTTTCCACTTCTGTGTCCTGGTTTAACCCATTCTAAATGTACTTTCTTGATACGCTCTAATAATGCAAATGGAGATTCTGTTCTCAATATAGCTCCTTCTGGTGCTTTTTGTGGAATAGAAATAACTGCAGTATCGTGTGGTCGGAAATATTCATCTTCAATAAGCTCAGGATGATTAATTGCCAAGTATGAATAAATTGCTTCATTTTTTCCAACTCGGATTCTTCTTACATAGTAATCATTGTGCCAAGCGTGTATACCCGATGATGTTCCTAATGTTAAAGATGTTGTTCCTGCAGGTTTAACTGTGGTTGTACGTGCTGATTTATTAATTCCAATCAATTCTGCTACTCGAGCATTTGTTTCTTTAACTGCCTTTGCAGCTGCTTTCATATCATAACCCAATACTGTACCAGAACCTATACCTGTCATTGATACTCCAATTAACGCATCCTTTTCAGTTGTTCGTTTCCAAACCGGGCGAAGATAATGAAAGTCAGTATAACCTGCTTGAAGTGTTCCGATAAATGCTGCTGCTCGAACGCGTTCTTCCAAATCTTCTTGAGATTTAATATCTGATGCATTTACTTCACATAAGTTACAGAATTGGAAAGGACGTAGTGCAATTTCGCAACATGGGTTAGTTCCCCAATCTTTATCATTTGTTAGGTAAATTCCCGGTTCACCTGCTCCTGACAATTCAACACGTTTCCAAAGATCCATAAAGAATTCTTTTGTTAATTTATGACGCATTAGTGTTGCTGAATTATTAGCTCTACCTCGTTGTGGATTTGTTTCCCACCAGTTACCTGATTTACAAGCAATCATTTCTTCATCATCTGCTGAAAATAAAGATATAAGTGCTGCACGTCTAATTCCCCCTGCTAATACTGCATCTGCAACGTGACAAACCATATCATGCACTTCAATTGCTGATAATTTGTCGCCATCTTCTTTCGCATCTAAAATACCAGCTAATTTAATCAAACATTCTTTAAGTGGTTGTGGGCCAGGAGCTTTTCCTCCTGATGTAACTAATCTAGCACCTTTAGGACGAATATCAGAAAAATCAAATACGAATGTTGAACCGCCTTCGAAATAAGATTTAACTAGAGCTTTAACTGCATCTGCCCAACCTTCAATTGAATCTGCGATAAGGAATCTACGTGTTTTTTTAGGATTTGGTTTACGAATTTCTGGTAATTTTTCTACATGATGCGTTTGAACTGAATATCCGACACCTGTACCGCCTAATAATAAAAACATTGCTTCACCAAATGCTCTATAATCATCAATTGGTAAATAAGCACAGTTATAAATTCGGTTAGGGGAGATTTCAATTGGCTTTCCTCCAAATTGTAAACTGCGCATCGAAGGCAATACTTTTTTATCATAAACATACTGATATGCATTTTCAATTTCCGGGTATAACATCGGGTACTTTTTCTGATGCATTTCTTTATTTCTTGTAACTAATTCTTCCCATGTCTCTCGTCGATTGAGCTCAGGGATGTACTTGGCATATTTCATGTATACCGTAATCTCGCTCAAAATTTGATTTGAAATTTCCATTCGTAAATCCTTTTAAAATGTTTATTAACTATAATTTTTTAGATAAAAAAAGGCCGGAGTTTTTCATCCATGCCCAATTTCATATAAATATGTTTTTATCCTAATTGTCCACCCAAATCTTTGAACTTTTGTGCTAAATTTTTCTTCATAATATTTTCGCCCGTTTTCATTACTTGAGTTGTTTGTTTGCCTTGGGTTGTTTGTGGTTCGAAGAATTGAAATTGCCCATTATTAGTATTAATTTTACTCGGTAAAGTAATACCATCAGGGCCAAAACGATTCTTAATAACATGCCCTCTACCCGTTCCTGACATTTTATCTTCTACCTTTCGAGATAGCGACATCAAGAAATCAGCAACCATTACTTTACCATATGCGCCTGCAATTTTATCAGCCTCAATAACATCCTCCTCCAACGCCGAGCGACCTGCTTGCGAAGCTGTCCAAACGGGTATTTCATATTCTCCCGCCATACCTCGTAATTCTTCATATAATTCTTCCAACGCTTCATGACGATCTTTTTTAGTATTAATTTTTAATAAGTCCCCATAATCTACAATTACTAGATCTGGCTTTTGTCCCATCATTATGGTTTTTTCTAAATGTGCTTTTAGTCCTAATACACTAACTGACTTGGTTGGATAATATTTTACTATCAAATTGCCAGATAGAGTGCGCATACGTTCTTCTACAGTGTCTTGGTGATTCTTAAGGGTCTGTGCATTGATGCCTGTTAAAACGGAGTCATATCGCTGTCCTACGTAGTTTTCATTAAGTTCTAACGTATAATGTATTACTGTTTTTCCGGCTTTAACTGCATTAGCCCCTATATTAATAAGCATCCAAGATTTACCAATACCTGCAGGAGCCATTACTACTCCTAATTCTCCAGGTGCTAATCCTCCGTCCATTAAATCATCAATAACATCCCAACCCGTTGTGATAGTATGTCGAGATGATTCTGCATAACGAGCTGAAATATTTGCTTTATAATCTAATCCAATATTAGTATCAGCTCCAGCTTTCATTGCTCCGTCAATCTTGCTTTTTATTTCATCATAGTTACCCATTTTGAGCAAACCAACTGAATCCATAATTGCACGCTTAATTTCTTGATTCTTACAAAAACGAAGAATTTCATCTTTTACAAATGATAAATCATCTGACTCCATATATCGAAAAACTTCTTTGAGTTGTTCTAATACTGCAGTTTTTAATATATCATTTTCAATTTCTGTAATTTTTACTTTGAGCACATCTTTCGACGGAGGCATCTTATATTCTTGAAAATGTTGAAGTGTTATTTCTAATAACCAACTATTTGCATCTGATTCGAAATAATCAGGACGTATAATATCCGCAATTTGTTGCAGAAATGATCTATCCGTGAATAATGCTGCTATTGTTTTTACTTGAAATCCGTATCCGTATTCTGATAACTTATCTGTCATATAACCATTATAATAAAAACAACGTTAAATTCAAATTATTTTTGTGTTTGTTTTGCGAAAGCATTTAACGATAACCAAGTATTGTTTAACCAATCCGGTAAGTTCTTCATTATTGCCCACATCTTATCTTCATAAAAAAGACGTTGAAATTCTGCACGATTTAATTCCGATACAGGCTGTTCCATGATACCACGTATTTTGCTAGCTGTTTGTGCAGGTATATCTAACAATTTGATATTCATGAGTTGATAATTTTGTTCAATGATTCTAGAATTATCTAGTATCTTTTGATATGATTTTGATTCTGTTAAAGAGTCTTTGCTTTTTTGAAATAATGCATCAACCGTTACCTCTTGTTCATTAGCTAGTTCTGGAACTAATTTTAAAATAGTTTTAGGTCCTATACCATTAACGCCAGGAATGTTATCAGATGCATCTCCTGTAAATGTACGATAAATAACCATGTTTGCTGGATGAACACCAAATTCATCTATAACTGCATTTACATCATACATTTTCTTTTTAATAGGAGACCATACTTGAATTCGATTATCTACAAGTTGATAAAAATCTCTATCCGTAGAAACTATAGTTATCTTTTTACATTCCGTTTCATACATTTGAGCAATATATGCAATTGCATCATCTGCTTCAATACCATCCATAGCCATAAATGTAACAGGCAAATTATCTAAATAAGAAACTAATCTGCTGAACTGATGTCGCATTGACTCTTGTTCATCTTCAATTGAAGAATCGTGATGATCGTGACGTCGCAACTTTGTCTTGTTGGCTCGATTAGCTTTGTAATCTCCATATATCTTTTTGCGACGAGCAGATCCACCTCTTCCATCAAATACGATAATTAATCTGCTTGGTTTGAAGTCTCTAACAATTTTACCTATAGAATATAAAAATCCGGTAATGCCACCGATGTGATCTCCGTCTTCATTATATGCAGGTGTTGCTCCGAAACTTCTAATAAAGGTGTTCAACCCGTCCACCACCATGAGATGATCATTGGGAGCAGACGGATTTGAACTCTTTTCTTGTTGTAACTGTTTGAATAATTCTTGATACTTATTCTTCATCATAAACTTCGTCAGTGATTATTACATCATCAATTCCTCCGTCAATACCTGCTTGGTATTTGAAAATATAAGCATCGCAGATTCTTTGATATAACCGTTCTTTTACTTCTGGTAATGCAATTACCTTATCAATAAAATTCTTTGATTGAAATTTGATTTCGCCAAACGATTCACCTGTTTCAATATCAACATCTTCCAATGTATAATGTGCTCCAGATTGTTTAACTAAATCAAATTTCTTCATTGTTTCTAACCAACCGCCGTAATTGTCAATTCCACTATCATAATAGATTTCGTAATTAACTTTGCGGTGCGGTGGACCCATTCGGTTCTTAACAACTTGTACTTCAGTTTTACTTCCTACAACTTGTTCAACACCATTAATTTTAGCTTTGATCATACCTGTATTTTTCAAACGAAGTCTAACCGATGCGTGGAATGGTATTGCCTTACCACCTGCAGTTGTCCATTGGTCACCAAATGATACTCCCATTTTGGTACGTAACTGATTGGTAAATATGAGACAAATTCTTTCTCTAGCAATCCAATTGGTAACTTTACGCATTGCTTTTGATAAAATGATTGATTTTGATGTTGCATAACCATCTTTGTCATATTCGGCAGACATTTCAATTTTAGTTGAAGCACCCATTATTGAGTCTACAATGATTGTAACTAAACGATCTTTGTCTGACTTTCGGACTTGCTCAACTATAGTTTCAATTGTTTCGAATATTTCTTCAACTGTTTCTAATGGAACATATAACATGGTTTTTAAATCAACCCCAATTGCTGTTAAGAATTCACTACTAGTTGCAGCTTCGGTATCAATATAAACAGCTAATCCACCTTTCTTTTGCGTTTCTGCTAAGGTATGTGATGCTAATAAAGATTTACCTGATGCTTCTAATCCTGTTATCTCAGTTATTCTTCCTACCGGAAAACCTCCGTGTGGTCTATTAGATATTGCTAAATCTAATGAATCACAACCGGAAGAAATCCATTCTTTAACATTGCTAGGAGAATCATCATCGCCGGCTAAAAAGAAAGCAGTTTTTAGCGATTGCCCTTTGAATTGTTTGTTGATTGATTCCGCAAGGGTGTTTGCTAAGCTGTCCTCGATTTCCAGTTTACTTTTACTTTTTGCCATTTATAACTCCTTCTTAAGAATTGAATAGATCATCAAATGCAGATGCTACATCCGTTTGTTTAGTTGCTGCCGGTTTTGCTGCTTTTGTAGGAGCTGGTGCCGTTGTTTCTTCTTCCTCTTCTTCAACATCTGAATCTGCATTTTCTGGATTCATCCACTCTGCCAATGCTTTTTCTAATTCGTCATAAGTTGGCTCTGGAAATAAATCGGTAATTTGCGGTTGATTCATAATTTTTTGAGCAATTTCTTTGTCTTCCGTTGCTGCTTGTGTATTTGGCTTAACACGAATTGCTGTCTTAGGATATGCTCCGCCTTCTGCTGGTGTAAATTCTACATCAATGTCACGACCATTCATTAGGTCTGTAATATCACCATAATCTGGATCTGAAATGATGCTTAACAATTCCGTATAAATTGTTTTACCAAATCCCCAAAACTTAACTCCTTCTGATTCTTTACCACGAATGATAATTGGAACATAGGTTCTCATTTTAGGTTCAATTTTACGACCCATTAGCCATTCGTCTTTGTCACCGGTCTTTTTAAGTTTTTCTGCAAATTCTACAATTGGATCTGCATTACCAAATGTAATTGGTGACAACATGGATTTCTTACCAATGTCATAATGAAAATACAATTCTAG